GGATATTTACAAGGGGACGAAACCCAAGAAACAGAAGGGCACCGTAGCACCCGACTATCCCTTTGAAACGCTACCAACGAACAACACCCAAAGACGTCGTAAGTTAGTTAAACAGAGTTGAAGGCATTGAGATTACCAATAGGTTGGACCATGTTATGCCTGTGGGAATAGAACCCCCACCAAACACTACCGATCCACCTCCTATTGAATTGAACAAATACATGGCACCATAACCGGAACCAGCAGCACCATTATACAACATAGATGCCCCTACAGGGCCCTGTAATTGATTAATACTAGGATTAGACACCCCAGTAAACAGGTTTAATGCCGTGACACGCCCATCCGTAGGGGTGAGGGTCAATTCAGCACTCAAATCTTTTGCATCAGTTGAAACAAGTTGATAAATCACTGCAAAATTTCCGGCATAAGTCGGAGGCAATGCGACAGTTTTACCATCGGAACCCAAAAGTGACCCGAAGTCCGAAGACGGGGACAATCGTTGTGAGGATCCAAAATAGGTACCACTGCCTGTCACCCCAAACAAGGTGTAATGATCACCGACATCCGCAGATATCCCCAAACGAGGACGAACCAAGCGGACATGATAAGTCACCCATAACTCACCAATATTAGTGGACGTACCTTGCATGCCTACCGTCGCGATGGAAAAATTCCCATGGTCGTAAAGCTGCAAGTCACCTCCACTAGGCAAAGCCCCAGCTCGTGTGTTCAACAATCCCAAAATATTTTGGGTTCGTTTACATTCGACGGGGTGTAGTAAGTCACGGGACGGTTTTGACGAACAAGTAAAAGCATACTGTTCCATTTGTTGTTTATTAGTAAAGACCGGTGCTAACACATTGTACTGAGTAGTCATGATCACTGTCCCCGAAGCAGTATTTGTGGAGGCCAAGGCGTCATATGAGTTTGATTTAAACTCAAATATACAACCAAGCAATTCCCATGCTTCATACTGCTCAGCAACAGATGAAAACCATGGGAACGTTGCTGCTAGAGCGGCTTGTATCGGAAAGGTTTGTATATTAAACAAACCTGCCGTTGGTGACGTTATCACATCCATCAAGTACTCGCGATGACAAACAATTATATCTGTGCGACCACTTACGAATGATGGTAACGAATCGGAAGCTGACATCAAAGTGTTTTGTTCGACTTTATAATCGCCACGTCCAGTAACACGATGAAACAGATTCCCAGCTGCTCTACCCAGTAAACCTCCCACAGCACTGCCTGCGGGACCTAAAAGACCATAACCCAATGCTTCGCCAAGGCGACGGCCGGTATTCCGAGCACGTGCACCTTTCTTTGGGCCCTTACTCTTTGGAGGCGCCTTAGACTTCTTTGGCGCCTTCTTCTTCATTTTCTTTTGCTTTGAACTCATTGAAGCGGAATGACACTACAAGTGTCTTGACTGGCATCAGTGACTGTGAAATTTGGTAAAGCCAAGTCACCTCCATAGCGCATAACATATGTCCTGTTAAACAGAAAAGCCTCTTTAGACAAATGTCGTTCCAATGCGGGATGCCAAATAGGACAAATTAATAACATATCATTAAAATATTTTTCAAGGGAAAGCTGTTCAGCAACCGTTATTCCAAAAATGCGTTCCATAAAAATTCTACTAGTGTAGGAAATTTCTCTTGGACGCAATCCTTTTCCAAACGCTGTTGTTCGCGTTCCCCGATACCAATTTGACTCATTATGAGAAAACCGCCATCGATAACCATTGGTGAGTCTCATATAACACTCCCCAACGGATTGAATTATAGGACACCCAGGATACTGAGCAATCAAAGACATTGCTTTCGCACGCAAAAGCTCACGCATCACACGTTCTGAAGTAGTCAAATAATTAATATGCACCCAAGCTAAGTTGAGTAACACTTTAATGGGGTCCGTTATAACTGTGAGTGAATCATAGTCAAACAATTGACCACAGAAGGAAGCCTCATTCGCACATCGAAGATAGGTCATCTTAATTATAAAACCCAAGTCTGAATAAGATTTTTCAGATAACTTTGGGCCAAAATAAATTGCCAAACCATCATCACCTTCAAAAATGCAATCAAAATTCTTAATATTATTTTCTTCCATTTGAAATAAAAAACTCATGAAATTTGTGAAGCCATTACCTAGGCTGGTATTCATTTCACCAGACATTCTACGTGAGTCGAGATAAGCAATGAAATGTTTCCAAACACACTTATTTCGACCATTTAGAATCTTGTCTAAGGTATCCATGAACAAACCTCCCCCAGGCAACAACTGAGTCATGTAAGCATACAATTTAAATTCACAGTTCCTGTACATTAGGGCTTTGAAACTAGCCTCGAAAG